AGACTTATGAATGGTAAAGTTGACCGGTGGAAGCCACAACATTTTATGATTTATGAATTTCTAAAAAATTATTTAGTTGAAAACCAACAAGTTAACAAAATAGATGAAAATAAAATTTGCAGGTAAAGAAATAAACTCTATATTTGTGCTATCAAATAATAACAACAACTAAAAACACTAACAACATGACAACAGAACAATTAAAAACTAAAAAAATTACATTAGCAACTTTAAAAAGCTTTATAAATAAAAATGAAGTTTATATAAAAATGGAATCTTCATTTGATGGCATGAGTGACATGATTGAATATGATAAAAATGCAAAGTATATGCCTGCTCAAAAAACAGATAACAATGTTAAAAACACACTTGGACTTAACGGTTTATGGTTAGTAGGTAGTTCAAGAAATTATTTTAGATACTTTGAAGATGAAAATTTTTATGGTATAGATGTTACCAACTGCTGCGGAAGTTCTTTAATAGCAGTTAAAAAATAAAACAAACAAGGGGGCTAAACACCCCCATTTACAAACCCAATAAAAACAAACTAACATGAACTCGATTAACGTAATCACAAAAGTATCAACCACAACAACGTGGCAAATTGAAAATTCTAAAGAGCGTATTGAATACGAATCAGACAATGAAACGTTTTACGTATGGAATAAAGACAACGAAATAACTGCTTCAATCGAACTTAAAGATGCATTCTGGACTATGCAAATATGTGACTTGGCAGTTAGCAACGATAAGCACGAAATTAACTTGCAATTTAACGATTATATTCCGCACACCTCATTTTTATCAATGGTATTAACAGATTTTTTACACAAAAACAAATAAATAAACAATTATGACAATCAAAGGCACAATCAAGCGCATAGGCGCAACGCAAACAGTAAGTGATGGTAAATTCTCAAAGAGAGAAATAATACTAACCACAAATGACCAGTATCCGCAAATCGTATCAGTTGAATTGCAGCAGAAAGCCTGCTCACTTGCAGATTCTTTATCTGTTGGTCAGGACATTGAAGCTCACATCAATATTCGTGGGCGCGAGTGGACATCACCGCAAGGTGAAGTTAAGGTGTTCAACACCATAGTTTGCTGGAAAGTGGATAGTAATCCATTCACCCAGACTGAAGAACCAAAAGAAAGTTATTCAAAGCCAAGCGCACCAATAACTGATTCAGATTTACCGTTTTAATTTTAACCCTTAATACATAATAACAATGAACACACAATTAACAACAGTAACAACAATTAACACTACTGATATAATGAATATCAGTAAAGCATTTTACGAATCGGGAATGTTTACCGACATCAAAAGTGTTGCGCAGGCTATGGTCAAAATATCCGCAGGGCAAGAAATAGGTATTCCACCATTTGCTGCAATGACTGGCATTCACATCATACAAGGAAAGCCTACAATCGGTGCTGGTCTTATAGCATCAAGATTAAAAGGTAGTGGCAAGTATGACTATCGTGTTGTTGATGCATCTGAAAAGGTTTGCAGCATTGACTTTTATCAAGGTAACACAAAGATTGGTAATAGCACATTTACTATCGAAGATGCAAAAAAAGCACTAACCAAAAATATTGACAAGTTCCCAAAGAATATGCTATTTGCAAGGGCAATCAGTAATGGTGTTAAATGGTATTGTCCAGATATATTTAGCGGACCAGTTTATGTTCCAGAGGAAATGCAAGTAGTAACTACTGAAGAGGCTACACACATTGAGGTAGACACAACTATTGATGAAATCATTAATGATATTCAAGTGTGTGTATCGTTAGAAGAAATAAAAGCGGTTTGGAAGAAGTTAACGCTTAATCAAAAAACTGACTTGAGAGTATTGGCAGCTAAAGATGATATGAAACTTAAATTAACACCTAAAACCGAAGCATAATGAAACTATCAATTTTTAACATTGAACAAAACTACAATCAGTTAGCCGAGCAGTTAATTGATAACGATGGGGAATTAACACCAGAGTTAAGTGAGCAGTTAGCAATAACCGAAGAACAACTGCAAAACAAATCTGTCGCTTATTCGTTTGTGATTAAAGAAATGGATGCTGATGTTGACATTATTGATGCTGAAATTAAAAGGTTGCAGAATTTAAAGAAGCAAAGAGAAAAGGCAAGTGACTATCTTAAAGAGCGCATTAAACACGCAATGGACACATTTCAGATTGAAGAAATCAAGACACCATTGGTTAAGATTAACTTTCGCAAATCTGAAACTGTTGAGGTGGATGATGTCAACCAACTACCTGCTGCATTCAAGGTGGTTAAGGTTACTGAACAAGCCGACAAGGCAGCAATTAAGGCAGCCATTAAGGATGGTGTTGAGGTTACTGGTTGCAGGATAGAAACACATCGGAACTTGCAGATTAAGTAAAATACAGATCCAAAACAATTGCCCGCAGTTTATAAAATAGCTGCGGGCTTTATTGTGCCTAATATTTTCCACATTCACACATTGCATGTCATAATTCCCTATAAATATAAATATTTCAATTTTGATTAAAATATTATTTTTTAAAAAAATAGGGTTTCAATGTGTTAATGTGGAAAGTACCACGTGGCAGTAAGGGAATAAATATAACACATTTGTTTTTTTATATGTTAATGTGTTTTTATTTTTTTATTTTAATTTAATTTTTTATATTTGCAACCTAATTATAAATCCAATTAGAATGATACAGATTCTAAATAATAATATTGGCAGCAATGCCAACAACAAACCACCTACGATAGCGGCTGTATCCCTCTACGTGGTGGTTTTGTTTTTTATATTATGACAGTAACAATTTACAAATCTTTAAAGGAAGTTACAAATGGCTTCCAACGTGACGTTAATTATGTGTTTGAGCGCATACGTTCTGGTAAGTCACAAAAGTTAATCGAACAAATACGTGCTGAGGCAGATGGAGAAAAACAACAAGAGTTAAAAAAACAACTTCCTGCAATCAATTTTCAAGGAGTTTTTAAGGAACGTAACGATAAAGGCATAAAACAATTTAGCGGATTGATACCTTTGGATTTTGATAAGTTTCCAGATAGAAATGAAATGATTGCACACATGGATTCATTAAAAGATGATGAGTATGTTTTTGCAATGTTTATTTCACCAAGGGATAATGGATTTAAAATGCTTGTTAAAGTTCCGCTTGATGGAGCCGCAAATTATAAGGGCTATTTTGATTCACTTAAAAACTATTTTGATTCAGAATACTTTGATGTGAGTAGTAGTAACATTAGCCGCCTTTGTTATGAGTCTTTTGATCCTAACATTTACATAAATCCAAAAGCATTAATTTACAATGAAGTAGAGGAACCAGAATATACCGACATAGGTACAATAACACCGATATTCTCAATAAAAAGCGACAACCGAATAATAAGCAACCTTTTAACGTGGTGGAATAAAAAGTATGGCAATACTAAAGGCAGCCGAAATACAAATCTTTTTAAACTTGCAATGGCTTTAAATTGCTTCGGGATAAGTAAGCACGAGGCAATGAATGTTTTAAGAGAATTTCAAGAAAGTGACTTTACCGAAAGTGAAATTGAAACATTGTGCAAATCGGCCTACAAAAAAACTGAGGTGCATGGCACCAGATATTTTGAGGACAATGCAATAAAGTTTAAAATTGAGAAGCAAGTTAGGCAGGGTAAAACTGCAAAGGACATTTCAAAGTTAATGCCCGATGTTGATGAAGCAAAGATAAACCAAGCTGCCGAAACAATACGCGAAACTATTGATGTGGAGGATTATTGGTCATTTGATGACAAAGGCAAGTTTAAACTAAGCCCACATAAATATAAATTCTGGTTGGAAAATAACAACTTTAGCAAATTCTTTCCAACTGAAAGCAAAACATTTACTTTTATTCAGATTGACCAGAACCAAGTTGAAGAAACTAACGAAAAAAGAATAAAGGATTATGTGCTTAACAATTTAATGGAACGCAAAGATATTGGTTACATGCCTTATGATAGCATGGCATCAAGTACGAAAGCATTTAACATTGATTTCTTAGGTTTGCTTTCAAGCGCAAATATTAAAATAAAAGAGGACACTCAGGATGAAATATTTATTTACTATAAAAATTGCGTTGTTAGGATTACAAAGGACACCGTTACACCAATTGATTACCTTGATGTTGATGGTTATGTTTGGAAAAATCAAATAATTGATAGGGATTTTAATTTAGCCGACCATCATGGGGCAGAATACCGCAGCTTCATTTGGTACATTGCGGGCGAAAGCCGACAAAAATACAACACGTTTAAATCTGTTATTGGTTATTTGATGCACTCTTTTAAAACCTCGGCCAATAATAAGGCAGTAATTTTGAACGATAGTGTAATAAGCGAAAACCCAAATGGTGGAAGCGGTAAAGGCTTATTTTGCAATGCTTTAAGTCACTTGAAAAAGGTTAGCAGTATTGATGGTAAAACATTTGATTTTAACAAATCTTTCCCTTACCAAACAGTATCAACCGATTGTCAATTATTAGTTTTCGATGATGTTAAAAAGAACTTTGACTTTGAGAGGTTATTTTCTTTAATTACTGAAGGTATTACAATTGAATATAAAGGGCAGGATGCAATCAAATTACCAGTGCAAAAGTCACCGAAAATTATTATTACAACAAATTACACAGTTGGAGGTGTTGGAGGCTCATTTGAGCGCAGGAAGTTTGAAGTTGAACTATCTGATTACTTTAATGCTGGAAACACTCCATTAATGAAGTTTGGCAAACTACTATTTGATGAGTGGGATGATGATGAGTGGAGCAGATTTGATAATTATATGATTCAATGTGCGCAATATTACCTAAACAAAGGATTAGTTGCTGCTGAATTTGGCAACATTCACACACGCAAATTCATCAAGAACACATCATTTGAATTCTACGAATGGACTAAAACACACGAAGTATTTAGCTTTAATGATCGCTTGTCGAAACGCGATAAATACAATGAGTTTTTAGAAGAATATGCCGACTTTAAAAAGTGGTTAAGCCAGAAACGATTTAAACAATGGTTGGAAGAATATTGTAAATTCTACGGATATAAATATCAAGAGGGAAATACGCCTCCAATTGGCCGATGGTTTACAATTGAGAATGAAAAAGAAATGTGGGAGAATTTAAAGGCTGAGGAGGGGCCAAAATTCGCATGATTGAATTAAGAGATTATCAGAAAACGTTAGTAGCAAATATTAGACAATCGTTTATAGCGGGTAACAAGCGAGTAATTCTTTGCGCTCCAACGGGAAGCGGCAAAACTGTAATGTTTACCTATATTGTAAAAAATACAATTGATAAAGGCGGCCGCGTTCTTATTTTTACACACCGAAGCGAATTGTTAAAACAATCATCAAAGACTTTTGCTAACTTTGGATTGGTGCCAGAATTAATTACTGCAAATTCAACACCTGACCTCAGCAAAGATTTACACGTTTCAATGGTTGAAACTTTTAACCGAAGATTAGATGATTATTTGCTATTTCTTAAATCCCGTAGTTTGATAATTATTGATGAGGCTCATTTAGAAAGTTTTACTAAATTACTTCCACACTTTGCACCTAATTGTTATGTAATTGGTGCTACTGCAACACCATTTAGAAAAGGGAAGCAAAACAGTCTAAGTGATTTTTACACTGACATGATTCAATCGGTTGACACTCCAGATTTAATTTGTGAGGGTTATTTATCCGATTCGATTACTTATGGAGTTGAGGTTGACTTAAAGAAATTAAAGCGCAAAGGAGATGATTACGACACCGAAAAGTATTATGAAGAAAACAAAACTTATGAGGGCGTTGTTTTAAACTATAAGCGTTTAACGCCAAATAAAAAAGCAATACTTTTTGCATCAAATGTTAATTCTTCAAAGCAAGTTTGCAATGAGTTTAATATTAATGGCATAAAAGCAATGCATATTGATGGTGGGACACCAGATAATGAAAGGGTAAACATTTTAAACTGGTTTAACATAACACCTAACGCAGTAATTTGTAATTGTGGGATTTTAAATGCTGGTTTTGATCAGCCAGATATTGAAGTGGTTATTCTTTACCGCGCAACAACTTCACTACCATTATTTTTGCAAATGTGCGGGAGGGGAAGCCGAATAACAGAAACAAAGAATAAGTTTACAATCCTTGATTTTGGTAGCAATATTTCAAGGCATGGATATTGGGAGGATAACCGTTTTTGGTCATTGCAAAAAAAACAGCAAAGCGAAAATAAAAAAGCGGAGCCAATGAAATCATGCAAACAATGCGATGCTTTAATTCCTGCACGTTCACCTATTTGTAAATTTTGCGGCTATGTTTACATTCCTAAAACTAAAACAGAAAATGAAATGGCAGAACTTATACTTTTGCCAAAGCCGAAATTAAATAAGTTGTCATTAAAAAGGAATAATATTGAGCGAGTGGCAATGTGCAAAGCTAAATTAGTAAAGCCCTCGTTTATATTGCACTCACTAACTGATTATGATGAAGCAATTGAATTTATTACAATGATGGGTTATAAAAAAGGTTGGTTACATTTTAACAGAGATAGATTCAATGTGTTCAGAAGATAAGTTACATCAAGATTGTTACGTTTGGTTTCATAACACCTATCCCACTATGCGTGGCTTACTGTGCTATAACCTAAACAATTCAAAAAATAAAATAGATGGTGCAAGAAACAAAGCTAAAGGTCTAATTGCTGGGCGAAGTGATATGGTGCTATACTACAAATCAACTGCTTTTATGATTGAGTTTAAAACATCTGATGGGTCGCAATCAGCAGGGCAAAAGGAGTGGCAATCGTTGGTTACAAGCAATGGTTTTCAATATCACATCATTCGTTCACTACCAGAGTTTCAAAGCCTAATATTGAGCATATTAAAATAATACTTATCTTTGTGCTATGAAAGCCGACAAAACGCCCAAAAAACGCCCATTAAAACCGTTTAAAGGAGCAGTTGATGGAACACCATTTACAACTACCAACCAACCAAGCCCCGAAGCTAAAAGCAAAGGATGGGAGGCAAGGCGCGCTGAAAGGTTACTCACTCAAAAGATTATCGAAAAGTTAACTGGAGCCAACAACCTGGAGGAGTATGTCGATAGTTTATTTAATAACGCAAAGATGGGCAATGCTAAGGCAATTGATACATTGAATAACGGAATAGAGGAGCAAATCACTAAAACCGAAACCACCATCACAGACACGCGCCCACCATCAACGGTCACGATGCCTGATGGAACTAAGATTGAAATTTAATGAACGTTGACCTACAAGCCAACCCGAAGCAATACGATTTTTACATTCAAGCAATGGCAGCGGCACAAGGCGCGACAGAGAAGCGCAACTTGCTTTACGGCGGCGCAATTCGTGGTGGCAAGTCTTTTATCTGTGCCACGATCTGTTTGCGTTTGGCATCAATGTATCCAGGAAGCAAGTGGCATGTTATCCGTTCCGACTTTCCCAAGTTAGTAAAGACAATCATACCCACCTTTGAAAAGATTATCGATGGCTCACCTCACTTTAGGTGGTCACGCGATAAGTCAAACTACTTCTTAGAAAACACTAAGACCAAATCAAAGATATTTTTTATGGCTGAGAACATTAGCCATGACCCCGAACTTAACGCGTTTTTAGGACTTGAAACAAACGGTATATACTTTGAGCAAATTGAGGAACTGAGTAAGAAACTTTGGAACATAGGCAGCTCACGCGTTGGCTCCTGGTATATTGATAAAATGCCAACCCCTTTAATATTAGCAACGTTTAACCCGACTCAAACGTGGATTAAAGATGAAATACATATTCCGTATCTTAAAGGCGAATTAGGGCCAGAGTTTTACTATCAGTTAGCCTTACCCGATGACAATGCTTTCGTAACAGAAGAGCAACGCAAGGTGTGGTCACGTATGGATGAGCGTTATAAGCGGCAGTTTATTGGCGGCGATTGGACAAACTTCGATATGGATGGCAACCGTTGGGCATACGCTTACGA